CAGTAGCGCCAGCACTACCCCTGGCAACATCATACGCGTCGCCACCCATCATTGCGTTTTTCCAGCCACCTTTGCCACCGCCACCAGTTTTAGTAGAAATCTTTTGAATAGATTCTAGCGTACCTCTAAGGGCCTGTGCATCTTTATTAGCACCTTTAATAGAGTTATTTACATCTTGTAAACTAAACTCTAAAACAATTCTCTCATTGGCCATATATACTCCTGTCGGATATTACCAAAATTTTTTGATAATTTAACTAGAGACCATTATACCATGTGACCACGCTCTTGTCAAACCAAAAAATTTTTAACGCAAAAAAGCCCGCTAATTTTAACTAGCGGGCTCTTGCATTTTTTTCTTATTATTGACTTCTTCTGATCTTACATTATCAATTATGCGTATTAGCCTAATAATAAATTTTTGCTCAAAAGGTTCAACTTCTGTTGCTTCCAAAACGTCTTTAACACCTATTAAAGATTTTCCTAAATAGATACCACTCATGGTATCCCATTCATCTCTTAACATTTGATAGGCACTAAATGCTTGTTGTACTTCTAGTGGAAAATCATCAAACTCAACTGGAATTTCTGATTCTACAGGTTCTGAGCCTAATGCTTCGCACATATCAAAATATTGATCTTTGGTCATACCAAGATTTATATTTTGAATATAGCTGACCAACTGACTATTTACTTGTTGGAGTTGGTCGTCGAAAAGTTTCCCAAATCTGTTACCTGTTCGCTAATAAATGCGTCAAAGTTACTGGAATTTTTCATTAAATATAGTGCATTTTCAGCAGTATACCCTAATTCCGCGTCCATATCTTTACCGGATAAATCAACTGGTGCTAATTGCTCCAAATAGCTTAATTTTAATCCTGACCAACCTTTTACGGCATTTTCAACATAAAGTTGTAAAAATAAGTCTTCGTTAAACTCTTCTGAAGCTTGGCGATTTTTAAAAGTTGTTTTAGTAGACTTTTTACGAATAGATAAAAGTGTTTCGCGTGATAAAAATGCCAAATCAACTGTAAAACCAGGCATACCAGGATATTCTACCTGAACTGATTTACTGGGGACTAACAATGTTTTTAAAGAGAGAGTAGTAGTTGTCATTTTATAATAAGTTTAAAAAGAGAGACTGGAGATCAACCCAGTCTCTATGAAAGTGCAACTTATACGGTTGTATTAGTTGCGTAGTATTTAATAGTAAGTTCATTAGTTGCTGTTAAATCATAGCTACCACTACCACTATTATATGCTTGTGGCACCATGTTAATAGTTGTAGAAATGATTGGGCCAGAAGTAATTGTTGGAATTGTCAACATAGCTGTTGGCATAGCAATATCAACACGATCTGTTGCGCTTTGACCACCTAAACTAAGTGTAATTGCAAACATATTATCAACATTAGTATTAGAAGCAGCTAAAACGTTAGCTAATAAAGTAGATGACTCGTTAGTACCTGTTTTTAGATAAGCTGTTACATTAGATGTAATTGCTCGGGTACCTGTAAAGTATGTAATTGGCTGATTAACAACACCAAGATTAGCAGGTGTTAAATATGTTAAATTATTATTAATTGACAAACTGCCGCCAGTAATTGGAATAGTATAAGTAGTTGCAGTAAGACCACCATATGTACCATTAGGGCTAGAAGCAATAGCTAAATAAGATAATTTATTAGCAATATATTTTGCAGATGTATCTTTTTGTTTAGAAGATGAACCTGTTAAACCACCGCTAAAAGCTCCACCAGATGCAGCAATAACAGTTTTTGCTAAACTGCGCATTGTTGTACCTTTACCTACCCAGGCGACTGTAGCAATTGCATCTAATCCAAAATCAATGGTAGCTGAGTCAACAGCACAGTTATCAATAACATAAGTAATGTCATCAAATGTAATAATCAAACCAAATGCAAATAATTGGTGAGCATTAGATTTATCAAAAGCAACTGTAGAATAAGGTGTTGATGGACCTAAAGTTTTTGTCCAACCGGCGCCTACAGAACCAATATCAGCTGTACCAGCTAATGCGTTCCACATAACTGATTCTTCGCAACCAACATAGTCATCACTATCAAGAGCAGGCGAACTTGTAGCACCTTCTTCAAACTTAGGACGAATATATGTATTAAAACTCCAGTCTACGGGATTCAATGAAGTATTAAAACTACGTTGTCCACGTACTGGGGCAGAACCTGCTTCACTAGTAGTAATAGTGTCTTGGCCTGTTGTTTGTGAAAATGAAAAACCATCTAAAACTTGGAGTTCAAATGTATTACTATTTGTAAACCCAGTAGAATTTACTACTTTAGTGGTTGCGTTTAGATTAGTCGTAAAAAATACTCGACTATTACGGATTAAATTTAATGCCATACTCTTTCCTTTATGATTTTGGAAATACTTTAAGCATTATAACTAGATATTTATCTGTTGTTATGCTTGTATAAATCCGGGAATTATACTAATGCGTAGCGCACTTGTAAGTTGATTTCACCGACACCATAAGGAGCTAGTAGTCCTTCATCGGTAGTTATTGACTGAATCAATATTTCAGTAGTTGAAAAGTTATTAGTAGTATCATATACTAATACACGGTTATCATGTATTACTTTTTCTATATCGTCAATTAAATCTTCTAAGTGTTGTTGTGCTTCGCTTTCACTTCGAACATACACTTTTATACTGACGTTTAAAAATCCCCAGGTAAAATCGCTGGGCATATAATCTCTTATTTCTGTACCTGCAGTAAGATATACACAAGGAAAATCTTTTACTTCATCCCAGAATTTGAGTTTGGGATAGCTGTTATTAAACAAATTACTTTTATAGTTATTTGTTCCATCAATTATTTTTAACTTTTCAGCCAAAGCTTTTACAATACTTATTCTTTTTGTCATAGGGCTATTGACCTTAATTTAGTAGTTACTACTGTTTCAGCAATTTCTCGAATTGATTTAGAGATTAGTAACTTAGGGTCTCTACTAGTAGGATTAGCTTGCATACCTCCGGCACTAAATGTTGCATAAGGATTTTTCATATATGAATAATATGCCGTAATCATTCCCTGCCTACCAATAGTTAATTCTTCTACTTTAACACTACTAGCAAATCTACCTGTACGATAGTTTAAAACACTACGACTAAAACCGTTACCCATGTTAGCACTAATTACATCTTGTAATTGAGTATTTATTAGTATTAGTAATTGTGATAAATTAGGTGCAACTTCTGGTGCTACTTTAATCTTAGTAGGATCTACTCTGGTTGACTGTATATTACTCTTTAAATTTTTAAGAGTTTGTACTTTATCTTTATTATTTTTTGGCTTTTTTACTTCTGTAGTTTTTTTATTAATAAGTACAGGAGCTTGCTTATACTCTTTAGAGTTTTTCTTGCCAGTAAATAATATATCTGCTATATCTTTTGCAAGTAAATCTTTAAAACTAGGTGAACCTTCTGTTTTTATTAAAGCCTGTGCTAATGTTGGTGAGTTAGTTAGAATATCTGTTATATCTTTACTATTTATAGAAAATAGTTTTCTTAACTCATCTAATACTGGCGATGCTTGTTCTCGACCAGAGCCTTGATTTTTAACAGCACACTGTATTTCTACTAAATATTTACTACTAGATTTTATATAACCTGCGTAAAGTTCTTGATTAACGGCATCAGGTAAATTAGCTGAAGTTAAATCGTCTTTTTCTAGTTTAGCAATATATTGGTCTAATACGTTAACTAAAGCTTTACGCTCTTTTTCTGATAAATCGTTTGCTTTATTTAAATTACTGCGAAACTCTTTAGTTAAATTTGTAGCAACACCTATAACGTGGCCTTTATTAAAATAATATCCAAAAGAAGCTCGGCGTTTACCTTCAGCTTCAATTTTATTTATTTCATCTTGTTTGGCTTTACCTTTTAAATCGGTACGTTTATTAAGTTCTGCTATTTGTCCTTTAATATAGTCTTCTTCAGCTTTACGATATGCTTCTTGTACTAGATAGTCATCCTCAAATATACTTACTAACCTAGCGCTAATAGTATCAAATCCTATAGATTTGAACATCACGGCTCTACTTCCAGCAATTGTAGTAAAAGTACCTTCTACTTTACCTCCACCACCTTGTGCTAAGGAGTATAGTAAAACATCGGCTTCAGCGATATCCATTTCTTTTCCTGTAACGGTTTTATACATATTCATTACAGTATCTTTTGTAAGATAAAAATCAGTTTTACTTGCAACTTGTTGACTAGCACGTAAACTTTTTGCTGAGTTAGAGATAATATTTTTATCTAATTTTTCTAACCAACTTTTATAAACTTGACTTTGTATAGTTTTACTAAAGTCTGCTAAACTCATGTAAAATCCGCCATATATTGATCTAACACACGTTTAATATGTGCTGGAAAATGAGTAGTGCTTACATAAGTAATTTCTGTAGTATTAGGATTAAGGTTACGAGTGCTATGTACAGCACCATTATTACGTGAATAGTATTCTACTAAATCTAATACAGCTAATTTTAAATCTCCTGGTAAATCAGGTAAATCATATCCAGCTGTGTATGTTACACGGTATCCATTAATAGAGTATGGAAATCCACCAGGATTTAAACTAATAATTGAATCGCCTTGAATTACCCAATCAGTATATTTTGTTAAATTTGTATATGTTTTACCATAATTCATACTATAAGCTACTGAAACAATACCTACTACTGGTGTTTCTTTTAGTAATAAAGACTTAAAACCGCCGTCAAAAAACTCAATATTAGCGTCACCATAATAATCTACAAAAGTACGGCGGCAGTAACTTTTTACTAGTTCGCTGACTTTGGGTATTAAGAAGTCTATTTCTGTGTCTGAATTAGTGCTAGAAATTCCCATGTAGGTTTTATATTCGGCTTTTGTTATTAAACTTATTCCCATAAATACCTCGCTTGTTTTATAAAGGCACAAAATACCTTTATAAAACAAGACCCCGAAGGGTCTTGTTAAAAACACATTATCTAATTAAGATGCTGTGTACTTGTGTGCTGTAACAGCGTTACCCAAGTTAGTAGTAACACGTGTCATACCTGTACGGAGGCTAGCCACCATAACACGACGCTGTGTTTCAACC